TTATTTGATACAAGAAATGGGCGGCTTCAGTCCAATAAATTTTAATTCTTGGATATAATATGATTAAGGAATTAAATTTTAATGAACAAAAATGCTCTTCAAAATATATTAGGACATCCAGATCGTGATGAGCTAATTTCCAAATTAGTTATTGGTTTTCCTGCAGATCAAGTGCATGATTGGTTAAAAGATAAATATACAAATGTAAGTGAAGCAAAGTTTGTTATTGCTGAAAAATCTATTAAATCATTTCAGGCTAATTATTTAGATATTTATAGCATGATTCAAGAAGATTTGGCTAAGACTAAATCTGCAATTGCCACTAATACAGAAGATCAATTAGAGTTAGCTGTTAAAAATTTACCAGCATATAAGAGCGTAATGCTTAAAACTGCTGGCGAAGAATTAGATATTCGTCATATTGTAAAGAATTTGTGCGTAGCGGTTGAAACTCGTTTAGCCCAGGTTTTCGATGAAATTCAAGAAAATCCTCGTGACATAAATACTAGGATAGATAGATTATTAATTGATTATGCGGAAGTTCTTGGAAATATTCTAGAAAAATATTATAAATTCACTGAGGCGCCAGCAGATCAGGTAGTTCAGCATAACGTTACTTTGCAGGTCGTAGATCAGCATATTTCGGTATTTCATGATGTAATGAAGGAAGTTTTATCCAAAATGGATTTGGAAACCTCACTTTATTTTATGGAAGTATTTAGCGATAAAATGTCTAAATTAAAAGCTCCAGACAAAGATGCCCCACCAAATACTGAAATGAGATTAGTGGAAGCTAAATTGCTTAACGAAACAATCAGCAAAAAAATTAATGATACCGATGACAAAAAATAAACAATCAATTATTGTTACACCATATTCTGATGAAGAATTGAAAGTAACTCCAGAGCTTGAAGATAAGGTCAAAAAATTAATAAATTTTTTTGGCGGAAAAGCTATTGATTATTATAAATTTCCAAATCCAAAAAGTGAATTAGATAAACGTAAAGCATATCCAAATAATGATCAGTATGTTCATATTCCTGGGCAGCATAATACCGAAAAGTGGTTAGGTGCAGTTAAAGATATTTATTATAAAGAAAAAAATGGCGGCAATAGAGTTCAGTCAATTCGTCAAGTTACATCTGGATGGAATATAACTGAAACTTATGATTTTTTAAATTGGCTTAAGTTTTACGAAGAAGGAGCGCACTTGAAATACAAAACGGCACAAGTATGGTATGAAAATGGAGCGCCTGGTTATTTTCTGCATGTTAAGCCAGATCCAGTAAAAGAGCAGGCGAACGTTAATAATGCAGATTTTGATAAAGATTCCGAAGGTTCACAAGTGTCTTCTGTTGAAAAGAAAAAGATCATTGAAAAGCAAAGGGCAAAGATTATTGGAAGATTAGATTCTACTGAAAAATTATTGCGCTCTAATGAGGGTCAATTATTTGCAGGTAATGAATTAGAGTCTTTAATGGAAGCAATTTTCAATTTAAAGAAAAAGGTTCAATTAGTTAATAAACTAAGCATTGCTACAAGAATTTATGAAGATATGATTGTTCGCGAAGCTAACATATTGGGTCGTAAGGGGTTTGCGAAGGCTGCCAATGTATTATATTCAGTTGCTGATGGCGGAGAAATGCCAACTGCCGCTCCAGCCGCGCCTCCAGCAGAAGGATCTGGATCAGCGGGCGGGCTACCATCTATGGGTCCTGGAATGGGACAAATGCCGCCAGATAGTGCGCCAGTAGAAGCAGTACCACTTGAAGCTATAAAAAAAGAACCGAAAGAACCGAAAAAACCTAAAGGAATAGAAGAGTCTTTTAAAAGAATGGATACGGGAGGACTAACTGATGAAGATAGTTTAGAAGTTCAAGATGATGTATTAGAAGTTAGAGATCTTGATAATGAGCTGGTTGTTGAGGCTCAATCCATTCCACCAATTGATGAGCCAATGACAAGTTCTCCAGCTCCAGCAGCAAAAAATCCAACTCCAGCATTTACTCCTGTAGAAAATATTACAACTAAAGCCCCAACTAAAGAAAAGCCAGTAGATGATGAACCGCTTGAAGTTTCTGAAAGCGATATTCCTCCGAGCGGGTCGCCCGTCACGGTAATTACAAGTAATTTTGATAATAAACTTGATGCATTATTTGCAGACACTACAGTCGCAGATATTGTTGAAGAATTAGAAAGTTTATCTAAAGTATTTAAAACTAGAGAAATTCCAAGAAGATTATCTAGAGTAGATATGATGTTAGATAGTAAAGGTCTTGCAACATTTTTTCCTGCCCTATCTGAAGCTCAAAATAAATCATTAGAAGCAAATAACTATTGTGCCACTCGTGTTGATGATATTCTTTCTAAATTACGAGGATCATTATCTGCTAAAGAAATTGATTTACAAGGAAAAAATACTGATACATTATCACCAGAAATTGAAGGAATTAAGGGAACATTAAAGTCTCAAGATGACAAAGAAAAAGCAAGAAAACAAATGAGAAAAGATCAAGAGGCTAGCGAACTTGAAGTGCAAGAAAAAGAAACTCCAGAAGTTGAAATTGAAGAAGATTTAGCTCCATCAATTCCAGCGGGACCAGCACCAGCGGCACCTCCAGCAAAACCAAGACCATTAGTATAATATGATAAATAAAACTGAAAAGTTTATTGATAAGGCTAATAAGATACATAATCATATTTATGATTATTCTCTTGTAAATTATCAGCATTCTCATAATAAAATTATATGTACAATTCATGGATTATTTAATCAAACACCCACAAATCATTTATCTGGATATAATATTGTGTCAATATGGGAATATGATTGGAATTGTAATTATGAAATTACGTGAATTACTTTTTATAATACAAGCGACCCAAAAAGAAATAAAAGTTCCAGAGGCATTTATTTGCGGTGGTGTTTCAAGAGATAAATATATGGGGCGTTTAGATCATATTAATGATTTGGATATTACTAATGGGACAAATACAATTAATTATTTATCACAAGAGCTTGCTATTAAATTAAAAAGAAAATATAATGTAACTAGAAAGCCAATGCCAGATGGACATAGTACTATTTTTATTGGTGATTTAAAAATGGATTTTTCTTCTAATTTTAATGTTTCAGAAATTGATACTTATTTAAATAAGCTTGGAATTAATAAACCATCAGAAATGCAAAAAGAAATGTATAGTAGAGATTTTACTTGCAATGCATTACTTATAGACACTGATCTTAAAAATATTATAGATATAACCAAGCATGGCTTCAAAGATATTAAAGCTAAAAAAATTAAAACATGTTTAGATCCTTCAATTACTTTAACGTCTAATAGGAATAGAGTTGTAAGAGCAATTTATTTGGCATGTAAATTAGGATTTGATTTAGATGAATCAATAATTTCTTATGTACAAAAAAATCCTAATTCAGTAAAAATTTCAACTGAAAAATCAATGACAGAAAAATTAAATGAAGCTTTCGACAGGGACGCTGATAAGGCAAGCCATTTATTAAGTAAATTAAATTTATGGAAACTTGTGCCAATTTCAGAAAAGATTTACCCTTATTATGAAAAAAGTTTAAAAGGAAAAGTCAATGTCCCAAAATAAACAATCTTATTTTCAAAATGGGCAAGGTAAAGATAGTCCTAATACCCCTACTCCTGGTAAAAAGAAATATAAATCTGATAAGGCAATTTTAGTTCAACCTCGTTTTGAAGAGCCATTATATAAAAATTATGATACATATGAAACTGATGGCGTAAGCGGCAAGGCTAAACATGGTCCTGGTGCCGGCTGGCACGATATGGGCAAATATAAAAGTATTACAGAATTTCTTAAAGCAAAAAGAAAAAAAATAAAAGATAAATATAAAGCAGATGATTCATGGATTGAAGATAGCGGCAAGCTTAGTAAAAAAAAGAAGGCATATCGTAGGATGCAGCTTCTTTGCGCTTTTACTAAAACTGCTATTGATTTCGCAATTGATGATCAAATAAATTCTATTTCTATTTTGCCGCCGGAAGGTGTATATAATGGATCAACTCCAATATCTGGTTATTTAGATAAATATTTGCCACAACATGATTTTGAAGGAAATTCTCCAGATAAATTGAATTTTGGTCAAGATTATACGGACGAATTTGATGATAAAAATGAAAAAGAATTATCTCAGGAAGAATTAGATAAATTAATTGAAAAATATTTATCAACCAAAGAGTCTCCTTTAATGGGTTTACCTAACGGAATAAAGCCAGAAGAAGATTTAGATGCCGATTATACAGTTAATGATATTAATCCAGAATATGGAACAACAGACTCTGGAAATACTACTTATGAGGGCGTAAGTCATTAAAACTGTGATTATTATTACATATAAATGCATATATAGAAATCAACTCAGAGGTCATAAATGTCTTTAAAGTCAAATGCACAAGCAGAAGAAACCAATCCCCAATTATTAATAGTGGTACAAGAGGACTCAAAATCTCATAATTTTAATGAATCGCCTTTGGAAGTTGTAGAAATGGGGACTGAAGAACATGAAGGGCATAAGCATGAACATGAAGGGCATAAGCATGAACATGAAGAACATGAAGAGCATGAACATGAAGAGCATGAACATGAGCAAAATCATGATCAATCAAATAATATTGAAATAATGGGTCCAGATGTTGAATTTGTTATTGATGAATTACCCGGCGCCCCCACAGGGACCGAAGACCCTCAACCAGTTATAGAAGTTCATGAGGCTGAGACACAAGAAGCTGTCGATTCAGAATCATCAAAACCAAAAAAGAATGAAAAATGGGATTGGGAGTCTAAAGGTCCTACAGGATTTGTTGCCTGGGTTCAAGGAAGAATTTCTGATATTCCAAAACATTCTGGCTATGATTCTGCCGGTCTTGAAAGAGCATGCGCATATTTAGAAAGATTAGATAATGAAATTTCTAAAGCAATGAGATTAGATCTTGATGGTGAATTAGATGCTAATAAAATTGAAGAAGTAAGAGCCAAAATTGATGACGGTATTTCAAGATTACAAAGCAGATTAGATAAAGTAAAGAAAACTAAAAAATCTAATAGAAAAAAGAAATCCGAATTTGATAGTGATGGCACTTTAGTTAAAGAAGCTCAAAAAATTACTGGAGTTAAAGGCGTATTTGTTACAACAGATTTATTAACATCTGGCATTGCTAGAGTTTGTATTAATGGAGTTGTATCTGCAGGTCATGATATTGAAGATTTATTTTCAAGACAAGTTGAAAAGTTTAAACTTAATACTCGTGAACAAGCCCAAGTTATGTGGTTATTAGCTGATATGGGCTATCCTCTTCGTAGAGATCGTGGATTTATGCCAGATGATGATTTTGATTCAACTGGTACTGAAGGCATGGATTGGTCACAAAACTTTAAAGGATAATCATGTCTAAATATACAAGACACCAATCAGTCATCTCAAGAAACTCTGACGAGTCTATTGGCGAAGATAATTGGTTAAAACAATTAGAAAAAAGTTTAGAAAAAGCTGCCGTTCAACCAAAGTCCGTTGATTCAAACATGTTTGATCAAATTAATAGTATAATGAATAATAAATCTAAATATCCTTCTGTCGCAGCTGCAGTTGAAGATATGAAAGAAAGAAGCGGATTAAAAGCTTATTTAGATAAAGTGTCTCATGATAAAGCTATGGCAAAAAAGGCTGGCGATGAAAATAATCTTTTTCATAAAGAAGTTAAAACAAAAGAAGTCATGCCAATTATTTTTATTAAATGTCCACAAATTAAAATAACTTTTGAGAACTATATCAAAGAAAATAACGGCAACATTCCGGTTCCAGCCATTATTGACAAGATAAGATCTATTCATAGCAAAGACATTTCTGACGCAAAAGACTGGGATAATGATGATTTAATTGAATATGTAAGTGAACAAAATTTAAAAGCAAAATTAGATAATCCAGCTACCTCCAATATTGATCATAATTTAGGGACTCGTGATGATATGAATGATTCTGATATTGATTCGGCTAATACAGATATGTTCTCTGCATTAACTCCAGTTAAGTTTTAAGTTACTATGAGTAAAGACAATAATTATGATAAAGATTTGTTTGATAAATTAAGGAAAGATTTATTAAATATCGATCCCGTTTTTTATTGTGAAAAGTATTTAACACTAGATGGTAAACCATTTAGTTTGCACGGCAACGGCTACCGCCCTTTTGCAGATATCTATCGTTACATAGGAATTAAGGCATTAGAACCAGATGCAAAACCAGTTATTATTGTTAAAGGTCGTCAGGTCGGCGCCACAACAATGGCATCTGCACTTGAAATGTATTTCATGGGTAGTGGTTTATTTGGAACAGGCATTAAGCCGGCTATTAGAATTATTCACGCCTTTCCACAATTAGAATTAGCTGCGGCATATTCTAAAACAAAACTCAATCAAATGATTATGTCTTCTGTTCCTGCAGAGGGCGAAGAAAATAAAAAAGGAACTGCAAAGCCTAAGTCTCATATGCAGGCATTATTAGATCAATCTACTGCAACAAATGATAGCTTGCATTTCAAACAATTTCAGGGAGGAAACCATTTGTGGGTAGAATCTACTGGTATCGATGCTGACAGAATCATGGGTCGCCAATTATGTTTAGAAACAGATTTGCCAACACCTACTGGCTGGATTAAATTAAAAGACCTAAAAGAAGGAGATCAGCTTTTTGATGAAACAGGCAATATATGTAATATTACAAAATTACATCCTATAAATATCTCTCCAGAATCTTATAGAATAATTTTTGATGATAATACTTTTGTTGATGCTTGCGCAGAACATCTCTGGGAAACATATACTAAAAATAATCGAAATAAAAAAACACCCGCAACCATTAAAAATACAAAAGAAATATTAAAAACATTAAAAATTGGAAAAGAAAACAATCATTCTATTTCAAATTGTTTGCCAATTAATTATAAAGAAAAAGAATTGGTTATTGATCCATATTTATTTGGATTATGGCTTGGCGATGGAGACAGGAGTGGAAGAATAGAAAGTGCTGACCCGGAAATATTAACTACTTTTAATCATCATGTTAATAAATCTTCAATAAATCGTATTAATAATAGTTTTGGAAAAAGAAAATTAAGTCGTTCTAATTCATATAGAGTAGTTGGATTAACAACTAATTTAACTAAAATTAATCAATTAAAAAATTCACACCCCAATTGCAGTAATAAAGATAAAGGATTTTATAATAAGCATGTCCCAGAACACTATATGCGCGGCTCTTTTGATCAAAGACTCGCTTTAGTTCAAGGACTAATGGATGCCGACGGTCATTGTGATAAAAATGGAAATATAGAATTTGTTCAGGTTAGAAAAAAATTGGCAGAACAAGTTTATGAATTAGTTTTAAGTTTGGGAATTAAGGCTTATTTTTATAAGCGTGAAAGCTGGAGATATAATAAACAATATCAAGATAAATACAGAATTCGTTTTATAACTAATTTGCCAGTTTTTAGAATGAAAAGAAAATTAGAAAGAATAAAACATAATATTACTACAAAGTCTTCGCATAGATTTATTGTTAATATAAGCCCAATTAAATCAAAACCAATGAGATGTATTACTGTAGATAGCCAATCTCATTTATTTTTAATAACTAAAAAATGTATACCAACTCATAATACTGCGGATATTATTTTCTTTGACGAAGTTCAAAAAACTACCGGCACAGCAATCGGAAATGCTTTAAAAATTCTAACTACTGCCAAATATGGTAAGCCATCTAAAGGTGTACAAATTTATTTCGGAACACCAAGACGTAAGGGGAGCGATTTTTATAAGATGTGGCAAACGTCGTCACAACAATATTATTATTTAGGATGTGAGGCTTGTAAGAAACATTTTCCATTATATACACCAGGAAGTGATGATTGGAAGACAATATGGTTGCATGGATACATTGTAAAATGTACACACTGCGGACATGAACAAGATAAGCGCCCGGCTGCTGAACGTGGTAAATGGATTGCATTAATGGATTCTGATGATCCAGATTGTAAGATGATCGGATTTCATATCAATCAATTATACATGCCAATGTTTACTCGCGAGGATATTGAAAACGAATTGCCAGGTAAACATGCCATTAATACTGAAAGAGTTTTTCAGAATGAAGTTCTTGGAGAATTTTTTCAAGGAGACTCTAGCCCAATTACTGTTGAAGAAATTGAACAACTATGTGGCGATCATGGTAGAAAATTTAGCGCCAGAGTTGAATCAAACAAAAATGAAATTGTTATTATGGGAATAGACTATGGTGCTAGAGCCGATTTAGAACAAATGGCAAATCCAGATAAAAAAACTCAAGGGCAATCTTATAGTACTGCAGTTATTTTATTAGCAAAAGGTCCAGGATTATTATCAATTGAATTTGCTTTAAAATTTAAAAGAAATGATATCGAAAGTAAAAAGGGAATAATAGATCAGTTAATGAGACAATATAATATTGATTTAACTATTGGAGATATCGGATTCTCTCAAGACTTTTCTACTTTAATGCACACTGCACACGGAGATAAGTATTTAGTTTCCCGTGCTCATAATAAAGTTAATAATCATGTTAAGTATTCTAATGATGCTTATCCAAAAGAAATTGTTTTTGAAAGAGATCATTATATTGGTGAACTATATGAACAAATGAAAAAGGGAATGATTAAATTTCCGTATGGCGATTATGAAAAAATTGGATGGTTAGTGGAGCATTGCGCTAGTATGGAGATAAAACCATCTATTTCAAGGGGTGGAGATCCAAGCATTCATTATGTTAAAGGCGGAACTCCAAATGACGGGTTTATGGCTTTACTTAACGCTTATATTGCTTATAAATTTATTATTACAACAGGATTTACAAATAATAATCCGCTCTTGCAAAATCAAGACATGTCTAGTAGAAAAAAGCCATTAGTTCTGAGTGGTTATGTGAAAAGAAACATTTAAATGTTTTGTAAAAAATGTAATATTTTATGATCTTATGCCAAGAAAACCACCAGCCTTGTGCTGGTGGTAATTGACTATTGGTTAAAAAATAACAACTATCCTAAAGATAACTATCAGATATTGTGCTATAATTGCAATTATACAAAATAAGCTATCATATTATCAGCGACGGATACAAATTTATTATTACAACTGGATTTACAAATAATAACCTTCTTTTGCAGGATCAGCAATTAAGTTCACGAAATAAACCACTAGTATTAGGGGGATACGTACCAAGAAGATTATAAATACTTCATTTTAGTGGATATATTATTTATTGAGCATATAGAGTATAGTGGAATATAGTGGAATATAATGAGGCTTCATGGCTATTAATAAGAAACAAAAAATTTGGGATGGTCCATCAAAATCAGATCAATATTTGGAAAATAGAGACAATATTCCACAAGTAAGCGCACTTATGTCTAAACACATATCTGCAACTCGTCGTGATTCATTATCTGCTGAAGTAGATAAAGGATTGTTTAAAGATGGTTCTGGTCCAAATATAAATGATATTGGCGCTACTCAAAATTCCCACGTATTATCATCTATTGGTTTAAAAAAATATGCACAGGTTGTTAGTGGTGGGGCTGGAGCATTTCGCGGCGGAAGCGGAGATACAGTAAAACAAACTCCAGAAGTATATTCTCCACTTTGGTTAAATAGTAATTTAAATCTTCCAAGAGATAGAGCTACCATTAATGCGTGGTGTAGAAGTTTTTATGCACTTAATCCATTTGTGCATAATGCTATTAATCTTCATAGTACTTATCCAATAAGTAAATTAAATATTAAATGTCCCAATAAAGATATTGAAAAATTCTTTAATGATATGATTGAAGAAATTGATTTAATGAATATTTGCGTGCAGATTGCGCAGGAATATTGGTTACTCGGAGAGTCGTTCGTATATGCAGAGCTAGATGAAAGCAAAGGAAAGTGGAGCCGTTTGCTTATTCAAAACCCTGATTATATGATTGTTAAGCGCACGGTTGTTGCTAACGAACCAATCATCATGTTGCGACCAGATGCTAATCTTGAAAAAATCATTTTCTCAAATAAACCAAGCGACATCGAACAACGTAAACAATTAAATCAACATATTATTGACTCAGTTAAACGTGGACAAAATATTCCACTAGATAATTTTCACGTTCATCATTTAGCTAGAAAAATTAGCCCATACGAAATTCGTGGAACAGGACTGCCAGTTTGTATTTTTAGACAGTTAATGCTTTTTGATAAGCTTAGAGAATGTCATGATGATCAAACTGAAGTATTAACAGATAAAGGATTTAAAAAAATCACTGATCTTGTTCATCAAACTACCGATTTAGCTCCTGATCCAAATTATGTTAATGGTGTAGAGTTAGATCAAGACGGCAAAATTACATCTATTTTGACAATGAAAGAAGATTTTAAAGTAGCATGTGTTAATCCTGAAAATAATAATGTTGAATATCATAAACCGATAGAATTGCACATGTCAAAATACACTGGCGAAATGTTGCATTTTACTGGTAAGCATGTGAATTCTTTAGTTACTCCTAACCACAAAATGTGGGCAAAAAAAAGAAATGGAAATGAATACGGCAATTTTGAAAAAATAAAAGCATCTGATTTTTGCGAAAAAGGCGTATATAAATTTCAAGCAAAAGCAAACTGGAATAATGGTAAAGAAGTAAGTGAAATAAATGTATTAGGAAATAACGTGCCGGTAGATATTTATTTGAAATATTTAGGGTATACTATAAGTGAGGGTTGTGTTGATACTTGTTTAAATAAAAAAACTCAACAATATCGAAATAGAACTAGTATTACTCAATCAGTAGAGTCTCCATTTTATTTAAATATGAGAGAGACTACTGATAGTTTCGCGTCATTTTTAAATAAAAATGTTTGTCATGAAATTAAAGATAATTCAAATAATGGCAATCAAAATTTATGGTCTGGGACGATTTGCAGTAAAGATCTTAATAAATATTTATTTGATCAAATCGGTATTAATAATAAATGTGACTCATTTAATAAAAAAATTCCAGAATGGATATTGCATTTAAGCAAGTCTCATTTGCAAGTTTTATTAGCCGCATTAGTAGATGGTGATGGAAGTAGAAAAATTATTGACAATAATACTGTCAGTTATAGATATACGACAGTGTCAGAAGAATTAGCAAATAATATTCAAGAATTAGTATTTAAATGTGGATATTCTGTTTTTATATCTAAAGATAAAAGACCAAATAAATCTAGCTATGAATATACTGTGCGTTGGTCTGATAGTGAAATTGGCAGTTATCCAACAGTATGCAATAGTGATACTCAAAAAGCAGCTAAAATAAATAAAGTTAATTATGATGGCATCGTTTGGTGCTTTGAAGTTCCTACCGGATTATTTATTACTAGAAGGGGTAATAGGATATCTATTCATGGAAATAGTAAATATGCGCAAGCTGATAATATGATAAACCCTTTAACAGTTGTTAAAATTGGTTCTGCGGAGTTTAAGCCAACTTTCGCTGACTTAGAGGCTTGGAGAAATGTTTTTGAAGAGGCGCAATATGATAAAGATTTTAAAATCTTTACACATGAAGGGGTGACAGTTGAAAGAGTTGGTTATGGTCAAGGAATTTATGATATTTCTGGAGATATCACTCAAATTATAAAAGAAATTTATGTTGGATTACAAGTTCCCCCAGTTCTTATGGATGGTGGAGCTGATACAACATATGCGAACGGCGGCGTCGCATTAGACGTTCTTCGTCAACGTTACATGCAATTTCGTAATATGATGTCTACTTGGCTAAAAAGAAAAATATTTGCACCAATCTCTAAGATTCAAGGGTTTTATGATTATAGTAATGGAGAGAAACAATTAATTGTTCCAGATATTGACTGGAATCATATGTCATTATTTGATGCTGGTGACTACATTAATAATTTAGTTAATTTAACACAAGGACCAGATGCTGAACAAAAAAGAGCATCATTGCATACACTTTACCGTTCTATGGGTTTAGAATTTGAAGATGAAGTTCGTAAAATACGTAAAGAATCTATTCAATCTGCTATTTTTAGAAGAGAAAAAGCTGCTCTTGAAAAGATGGATCTGCACGCATTGAGATCATTAGATGAAGAAGATGAAATTCCAGAACCAATTGGAGAGGCATTAACTGAAGCTCCACTTCCAGGTGAACAGCCAGGAGGAATGCCTGTAGCACCACCAGGCGGCGGAATGCCAGGATTAGATTTGGGAGGACCAGGTGGAATGTCACTGCCACCCCCGCTACCTCTACCAAGCGCTGCAGAAAACGCTCCGAGCCCTCCCCCGGCTCCTTCTCCCGAACCTCCGCCAGTTTAAATACTAAATTAACTGGAGCTTATATCGTATTTATGTATATTATAGCATTGCTTACGAATCTAACAAATTAAAGGATTGCATAATGCAAAAAACAGCCCAAGAACGCGGATTTATAAATAAATTAAGAGAAATGACCAATATAAGCGGTCGTGCCACTGAAAAATTTTTCGATCCTGAGTTTCGTAAAATAATGGAATCTTTAAGAAAAACAGATAATAATATTAGATCTATTGCTGCTGGAAAATCAATTAATGAAGGTTCAGTTGGTAAAGATTATGTTTCTTTAAAGCAATTACTTAAAGATGCTAAAAGTACTTTTAATAGAAGAGAGTATATGTCAGCTGTTGCCGATCTTAGTAGATTTAATAATAAAATGAAAGAAATAGTTTTAGCTATTCATAGTTTGGATGCAGATGTAAATGCCATTCATGGTAAGTTTTTATTTCAAGGATTACAAAATTCTGATAAAGAAGAAGATATTGCTAGATTTGAGCATTTGCGCCAATTACATAAAGAGTATGAAGAATCAAAAGCAAAAAAAGCAAGACTTGAATTACAGCAGCTTTTTATAAAAGAGGCAGGAATTGGTGATTGGCTTTATTCCGTTACTAATAGAAGAGGCAAGGCATTATCTTTTTGGGAAAAAAGATATCCTAAGCTTGTTGGTAAATTAAAAGAAGAAACATTGGGAATATTAAATAAATCTAATGCATTATATAATTTAACTATTACTTCACTAGACGAGATGGCAAAACATCGCGCTCAGCGTAATGTTGGAAGCAAAGATAAAGAAGAAAAAGCAGATAAAAATAAAGTAAAGGTTCAAGAAGAAAGTAATAAAAGTTATTTTGGTGCTGCGTCAAAAATTGTTCATGCGCATAACATATATAATGCTGCATTTATAAGTTATTATGAAACTGCGGTATTGCCTTATGTTGAAAAATATAAAATATTTCAAGAGCAAACTGGTGATAAACCTTTAGAACAAGATATTGGCGGAACTGAATCTGTTAAAAAAGAAACAGTAACATTAGATATGCCACCGTTACCTGCAGCTTCTCCAGAGGGAGCCGGGGTCGCAAGCGTTGTTAATGAAGATGAGCCTGCTCCGGATACATCACGAACTGGTAAGCCTGAAGGAATGTCAACTGTTAAAACAGAGCCAGCACCAGCACCAGCAGCAGCAGCACCAGCAGCACCAGCAGCACCAGCAGCAGCAGCAGCACCAGCAGCAGCGCCAGCAGCACCAGATACAAAACTGTCACTTCCAGGGGGAGTTTCCATACCAATTCCAGGCGGCGGCTCTGCGGGAGCAGCGCCAAGTGGTCGCGCTCAACGTGAAGGACCAAGACCCACACCAAAAGCACCTATAGCAAAGAATATGTCGCCTGCTCAAGTAAAGTCTACAGAAGATGAAGACCGCGCACGCGCTCAAGCTCAGTTTGGTGTTACCGTAACATCACCTAAAAAGAAAAGTGGATCTCATTCCGCATTCTATGAATCTTTAGAATCAATGTCTAATGAGTCGCCGCTTATATTGGCAGGCTATATTAACAAATATGCAAGAGCAATTCAAAGTACTGATCCAGAAACATCAATTAAATTATTTGGCATATCTAGGGCTATAAGGAAGTAATATGTCTAATTTGGGACCAAACTTTTATCCTAAATTAGTTCAAATTTCTTCTGAACTAGGAATGAATCCTGAAGACCTTCTATCTGTTATGGTTTCAGAATCGGGTATAGATCCATCTGCTCATGAAAAACAATATGGAGCAAGTGGGCTTGTACAAATGATGCCAAGTACTCTTAAAGGATTAAAATTTCCAGGAACTGGTGCAGATTTTAGAACATTATCCGGTGAAGACCAATTAGATTGGGTTAAGAAACTTGTTCAGGGATATGCGAAAATGAATGGCGGACCATTTACTTCTGCTGCGCAATATTATGTTGGTAATTTTTTTCCAGTAGCATTAAAATTACCAGGAGTTCATACAGGAAATCCAAACACTATATTTATTGAAGAAAACCCACAAACTATTAATATAGGCAATAGTCAATATAGTAGAAAATATTATAATGTTGGTATTAAATTATCGCCAGATACAGAAAAAATGGCATATAAAGCTAATCCATTATTTCATGGCAGTATCCCTGGAGCAATTACTTATGGAGACATGATGAAACGGGTTGATAAAAATAAAAGAAATCCTTTATACAGTAAAGCTCTTATATCTATGCATCAATCAACCGGCTATACTCCTAAACAAAATGCACCTTCGCAATTTTCAACAATACCTAGCGCTGTTAAACGACCAAGTGTATTACAAAATTATGAACAAATATTAAATAAATATTGGCAGCAAATTACAGCATCTGATAAGTCAAATAAATCATTATATAATAAATTATTGCCAAATCATCAAATTTTAATAAGTATAGCGGCAAACAATCATAATGAAGCCGTTGAATTTTCTAGGATTTTAAGTACGGCATTAGACTCTGAATTATTATCGACTTCATATATTCATACAGATGGCAATGATGTTGAAATAGAATGCAGTATTGCAGGACCAAGTATTGATTGTTTAGACGCTGTCAAACAGTTATCTAATTCAATTGCTGATACATTTAAAGTTGCTACACATAAACTTGGCGGGATTGAAGTTAAAACAAAATGTATTATGAATAAAAAGTCATTTTATCAGCCTATTAGTTTAAAACAGGCTGATATCAATTATAGAACCTTTTTGCTAAAATTTATTTAAGGAACCAAATGGCGCTACATCATATTAATGTTTTACAAATAATAGAAGAATCAAAGGGTTCTGGAAAAACTATTGCAGAATTTTTATCAGTACTATTAAAAGATAGAGTTATTGAAATTTATTTAGGTGATTCTTATGAAGAAATATCTACCGAACAAGTTTCGGTCAGTTATCCTGCGATTATTTGTGGTAAAGTAATTGGAGCATATAGAGAGTGTTTAATTATTAATGGCGGCTATGTTGATAGAATTACTAAAAAAATAAAAACTGGAAATTTATTATTCATTAGCGAGAGGGCAATTAGGGCACTTAATGAAGTTGATAGCATTGGAGTTTTTGAAGATTCATTATTAAGAAGTAGAGAGTCTTTGGAAGTTGGAAAACTATTTAAAGAAGAGCCATAATAAATGAGCGAAATTGATTTAATAATACGTTTTGCTGATAATTATTATAATAATTGTCAACAAATGGTGAAAGTTTCCCGCATCCGGAAACTTCCGGATGGAAAGTTTCGCGCAGTATCTCGTGATGGTAAAAATCTAGGAACTTTTAAATCTAGAGAAGCTGCTAAAAAGAAATTAAAACAAGAAGAATATGCTAATAGTTTTGATCATTCAGATGCAGATGATTCTGTTATTGATTTAACAGATACAGAAGAATTTGCTTATTCTGCAGTAATGCGCCAATTAAGACAAAAGGCATCTAAAGAGCAAGTTATTTTATTTTTAAAGATGTTTAAAAATCAATTTGATAATGCAATAAAGAAAAAAATACAAAAACCAGAACGTGTAGCATTGCAAAATGCTTTGGTTACTTTTAATAAAGTACATAAAATTAAATTAGATAAAAAATTAACTAAAAATGCTGCAGTTGCCGAACTTGGTGATGCAGAGCATGTTGGAAAATACCTTTCTGATATTGTTAAATTTACAATAGCAAAAATGCAGCAAGAAAAAAGACTAAATGCATTACAAAAATTAAAACAAAAATTTTATTCTATGAATGAGAATGAAATTGCATCTAAAAATTTACCAGAATCTGCGGCAGTTGGGCAATCAATTACATTCGTTAAACATGTTTTATTTAATCATAATTCAAAATATATTAGAGAAGTTCTTAACTCTTTGGTAAGAAATCTATGATTGAAAGATTTAGGAAAGTTATAGATGGACTTTTTAGAGGGAGCGCACCAACTCCACATGATGTTCTTTTGTTAAAACAAAATCATGATATTAATAAAATAATTAGTTTAGATCAAGATGCTGGCAATAAAATTGCTCGCACATGTAAAATGCTTGGAATTGAGCACGTTATGATTCCATTAGATGCAACTAAAATATCATTAATGAAATTATTTCATCATGATATAAAAAAATTATTACTTGATAATGGTCCAACTTTTGTTCATTGTCATTTTGGTAAAGATCGCACCGGATTATTAATTGCTATTTTTAAAATAAAATATATGGGCATTAGTAATGAAGATGCTCTTAAAGATGCGCAATCTTTAGGGTTCGGATTAAACGTGTCTAAAAATTGGAGAGATTTGTATAAAAAACTTATACTAGAAACTAAGTCAAAAAAAGATTCTAATAATGCTGATATAGCTTCGGGTGAACAAAAGAGTATAGTAAATAATGAGCGAGAGAATGTGGGAGATAATAAGGACTCTTATTTGGATCAAGCAAATCAAGGGTCTTTTGCTCCGTATATAAATAAAACTAGACAATATCCCGCAGATTCCGTTTATAATAGCATTAATGACCAATCTCAGACTAGAGAAAATTATAAAACAAATAAGCCAATAAAAGAACATAATCTTGAGCATGATGTAATGCCACAAGTTGGTGTATTTAATAATGATGCAGGCGGCAGAGGATTTGGTCCAGTAGAAAATGCAGGCGGTTTCTTTTATGATTAAAACATATTGTATCAAAAAACAAACAGCTTTGATTGCTAAGGATTTATATGTTAAAAATAATTAAAGCCTATGCGATTCAGATGTCATATGATGTCTCTGATTCTGAAAAGACTAAGGCAGAGCAGGCATTATTGTATTTTAAAGCTTCAGAGAAGCTTTTAAAAAAAGCATCAGATCATTTAAATATTATGAAGACTCCATTTAAAGAAAATCCTGATATGACGACTGAAGATGTAATGTCTGCCCGCGCAGCTATTAGAAGATTTAGAGATACTGTTATCGAAAATTTTAATGAATTTAAGGTAGAGGCTTTTAGATGTGTTCATATTATGCAACACTTTTCATCAGATACTCAAACTGTTAAATTAATGAAATCTTTTATTACATCAGTTGATAGTTTAGAGGTTTTAGTTAATGAATTTGCAGATCTTTTTACTGATTTACAATCTAAAGACTTTTCAAAAAATATTGTAGTATCCATGGAATCTATTCAAAAAGAATGTAATGGATTAGATAAAATTATTGATGAAAGAATTGTTAATCACATTCAAACCAATATTCTATCTAAAAACTGGACAGATTCGATAAGTAATGACTTACAAATGAAAGTTGAGCAAAAAACTCCACTTATTTTAGATCTATTTAACAAAAGACAAGAACAATTAAATGAATTAATTAAGGAAAGAGGATCGTCAGGTAATTAATATTTATAATTTTAACTGCATTATTAGTTGAAATTGTGGTAATAATACATTATATTAATTGTAATTCTAACGAATTCTATCAACTGAAAGAGTGAACGAATGTCCTTCCTAAAAACTGGTGACGGAAAAATAATAAATGTTCTAGATGATAAGAACATGACTGAAGAGCAGAAAAAGGCTCTCAAAGATTCATCTAAACAGATAAGTAAGCAATCCACTAACGATCAGGATGCTTCTGAAGTGAAAAATTCGGGGAGATGATAATATCATATATGTTAAAAATGTGTCACATATGTTTTGAAGAAAAGGATGTCTTATTTTTTTGTAAAAACAAAAATAATATCGATAAACTATCTATTCAATGTAAAAGTTGTGCAAAATACTATAGAGATACGCATAAAGAAGAAAAATCTAAATATTTGTCTTCAAACGTAATACATAAACAAAAATACGCAATAGACAATAAAGATAGGGCTAATTTTTTGCGTCGTGAAAAAAGAAGAAATAATCCTGAAAAAACAAAAACACAGGCTAAAATTAATTATTTACGAAATAAAATCAAAATACGAGCAAAGCAAAAGCTTTTTTATATAAAAAATATAGCATATTTCCAGATTAAGAGCAAGAAGTATAGAAATCAAAATGTTGAATCTATTTTATTAAGAAATAGACAACGAAAGAGTCGGCTGAAATCTTATCCAACTATTAAACAATCAGAAATTGATTGTTTATTAAAAACAAATAATCATCAATGCTTATATTGTGGCATTAAAGTGATGAGAAAAAGTAATCTACATATAGATCATAAGGTTCCATTAGTTCGCAACGGCAGTCATACTATAGAAAATATGGCGCCATCATGTATGCAATGTAATTTGCAAAAGGGAACTAAAACGTCAGAAGAATTTATTAAACTATTAAGTGGTAACAATAATGCAAAATAAATCTGGTTTTACTAAAATAGGCGAAGCATCTGCAATTAATCTTGAATCAATTGAATCATGTTTGCCAGCTGTTAGTGCGGAGATGCTAGAAGAGTTTAGAAAGACGGCGGCAGATCTTAAAAAAATTGCTCCAAAAGCAGAAGATTTCCTATACTTCTCAGCCGTAATGATGCATGCAGCTGAAGCTGCAGGACTTCATGATGATGGTACTCCGAGATTAAATGCTCGTGGAGAAAAGGTTGAAGTAGGTTGGGACAAATCTGGTGGCACTTGGCGCTGGATGAGCAACGATTCAAGTATTAAGCCTTATAAGAATTCTAATGGAGATATCTTTCCAGAAGAAGAATTAGTTAAAGCATATAAAAAGTGGCAGCACAAACCTCTATGTATCGATCATAAATCAAGTTCAGTCGATCATGTTAGAGGTTTTATTGTTGATACATATTATGATCGCTCTTTAAAAAGAGTAATTGCATTATGTGCGCTTGATAAAGCAGGCTACCCACAATTAGCAAGACAAGTTTCTACTGGCGTATCTAATTGCGTATCTATGGGAACTGCAGTTGGAAGAGCAATTTGTACTGATTGTGCAAGAGTTGCAAGAACTGAAGCAGATTTCTGCGACCATATGAGAAAAAAGTCTTGTTATGGCGAAATTAATATTGATTTAAATCCAATTGAGTTATCAATTGTAGTTAATGGAGCTGATCCAAGAGCTAATATTAAACACATTATTGCTTCAGCTAATACATTAAATAGCTATCTAGAAACTCAAAGCAATAAATTAGCCAATTATGAAGCAACCATATCATATACTAAAGATGGCTCGCCCGATGGCTCAATTCCAGATACCAAAACAATAAGTGGTAAGGATTTAGATAGCTTTAAACAAGATTTTGAAAGAGCCTTAGGCGAACTTAAGGAAATTAATTCAACAATTTCAGAAAATAATACTAATGATATGGTATCTAATCAATCCCCAGGTTTTGAATCTGAATCTGGCTTGGATAATTCTGGATTAGCTCCACCGCATGCAAGATACGCATCCGATGATGTAGAGGTGGACTCTATAGCAGAGCTTCGTAAAGTAACAGCAGCAATTGAACTTAAGCTGAACCAAATGAAACAAAGCTTAGATAAGTTAGAAAAAACTTCTACAAAAATACAAGAGGAAAATATGTCTGGATCAAACAATATTAATAAAACTGGTTATTTCCAAGGTACGGAAGAGCCTACCCCTGGATCTCCAAAATATACTGCCGACCCTCTTAACGTTAAGTTAAGAACAGATGGCGATAAACATATGGATGGCGAAACTCCATTTCCAGATACTGGTTCAGTAGATAGTCTTTATCCAGGCGATCTTGAAAAAAAGAAACTACTTGCTCGTGCAGAAGCGGAAGACAGAGCAATGAGACGTAATGCAATCGTTGCACTTGCAAAAGAAGCATTAGATAAAAAAGCTTATTTTCACAATGATGATGGCAAAAAAGAAAACCCAGGAACTCCAACTCCAGGCAAGCCAAAATATCAAGCTGATAAATTGAATCTTGATGCCCGTGACGACGATAAACACATGAATGGCAAAAAACCATTTCCAGGTGTTGGTCCAGTTGACGGAATGTATCCAGAAGATATTAAGACAAAAGAACTTCATAGCAGAGCCGCTCTTAGAGCCCGCTTTATTAAGGTTCCAAACTCTAACGGCACTCAAGACTTATCTAAGAGTGCATGGGAAGTTTTCTTGGGAGACAAATTATTATTAACTGCATCTGTTGAAGAATTATCTCGCGGACGCTCTGATGTTGGTTATGGAAACATTGCAACCAAAGAATACGGCGCTAAATTAATTGAAACAGTTAGAACTTTTGGTTCTGATGGTGTTAAAGCTCTTCTTAAACAAGCTCAAGTCGCACCAGAAGCAGCCCCAGAAGAAGCTACTCCAGAAGAAGCAGCTCCAGAAGAAGGCGAAGACAAGGGCGGTAAGGGTGATCCAAAGACTGCAGCTCTTAAATTAGCTGAAAAAGTTAGAGATCTTAGTTCTGATTTAGTGGAAGCTGTCAGAGCATTAGCTGGTGAACAAACTGAAATGGGTGAATCTGAAGGCGCAGGAGATATGGGAACTGCAACAGCATCAGATGAAACATTTAGTACAACTGCCTTTAATTCAGTTAGACACGAATTAAATGGTGCGCTTACTCAGGCTATTAAAGAGTCAGTTGCAACACTTAATGATCATAGTCAAGAATTAGAAATGATTTCTGGAATGTATGATAAGGGAGCAGTTAATTCTAATAATGAAGAAATAGTTGGATCTCTTGTTGAGGACGCGTTAACTGAAGCAAAATCAGCCGTTGCTGATGGTTTCAAATTAATGACAGCTTTTGTTAAGTATGCTCGTGGTACTAAAGCAATCGTAAAACGCGCTGAAATTGAAGCAGAACTTAATGCACTAGCTGAGGGAGACACTATGAGCGCAGATACTCAAATGGGAGACGATTTAATGTCTCTTATCAATGATGCAAATGATGGTTTAGGTGAAGTTGCCGAATTAATGGCAGATGATAATGATGCAGAATTAGGATCTGAAGATTTTAATATTGAAGGTCTTGAGCTTTCAGACGAAAATTTAGATCTTACAAATTCAGATGATAACGATGTAATAACTGGAACTCCTGAAGAATTAGCTAAGCAAAAATTTATGCCAGGAACTGAAGTTAAAGTTGCAAGTTATGATACCAGAGAAGGTCGCGCAGAATTACGCGCCAAATTAGCAGGAGAGTTTAATCCAATATTAGACCAAGCTCATCCAAGTGGTGGATTTACAACTGATTTAGATACGAAGCCAACTGGTGACTTAGCTAGAGTTGAGGATCTTGAAGAAAAACACAAGGCAATGCTTGATCTTGCAAATGCACCTCCAAAGGTTCGTAAAGAAGCAGAAGCTATTAACAGATTAGTTTCTGAAGGAAAACTTGATCCATCAGATTTAGAAGCACTTGTTGCGGAAGGTCTTGATAAGGATGCAGTTTCTTACTGGAAGAAATTCTATAGTCAAGTTGATGGTGGTTCTGAATTCGCAAGCGAGCTTGTAAAAGAGCATGTTAAAGCTGAACTTGAAACTGAAATCAATACTTACAAAGTTAAATTAGCTCGTTCTTATGAATTAGCTTATGATATGGCAGATCGAGGATTATGTCATCATGAAAGAAGCGCAATATCTGATCAAGTTGAAGAGATTATGAAGTTTAATGATGACTCTTTTGAATCATTAAAAAGAGTAGTTGCAAGACATACTCCAATCATGCGCAAAGAAGCGGGTCGTATGCCACAAGTTGGATTCTTGGGCGACGGCGAAATTAATACGGCTGCTCCAGTTGATGACTATGCACAATTATCTGCAATGTTTTCAAAGAACACCAAAAGAGGATCTTTCTAAGAAATTAGATAACTTAACATAGAGGATTATATGAAAAATAACAGTATATCTGATTTTGTCGCCGCAGCAATGGATGCAGTATTAAAAAGTGATGAACATAAAGCTCTTTTCAATACGCAATATAAATTTGCGTCTGATGAAAATGATGCAAAATGTAGTAAATGTGGCAGTGGTGCATGTGCCTGTGGTGATACCGCAGCAGCTGATACTGCATTTGTAGATGATTCTTCAGCTGATGATTTATTAGCCGCAGACTCTTTAGCTGATGATTTAGATGCGTCAGATTCGGCTGAAGAAATGTCCGCTTCTGCCTTTGATCTTGCAATTGATAGTTTATTAACTGCATCTGCAGCTCTCGATTCTGTTGGCATGGAAAAAAGCTCTTCTCTTAGCTTAAAACTAGCATCATTAGTAGTTGAAGCAAAGAAAAAAGATAAAAAAGACAATGATAGCATGTCGGCTGATGACAAGGCTAAGAAGAAAGCCAAAATGCAAGCTGCAAAAGAAAAAGAAGAAGCTGCAAAAAAGAAAGAAAAAGAAAAAGCAGCAAAAGCTAAAGAAAAAGAAAAAGCAGCAAAAGATGCACAATCTGCAAAAGATAATGCCGCAAAAGCAAAAGCAAAGGCAGCAAAAGAAAAAGACATGCAGTCAGCTAAAGACAAAAAAGCTAAAGAACAAAAAGGTTCTTCTCAAAAATAATAGGTAAATAAAAATGTTTAAAATCGGCAGCTTTGAAAATGAGATATTGCTGGGCATGGAGAAATCTTTGCGCGCGAATCAATCAGAAGAATCAAATCAAGGATTCAATAAGCTAGCCAAAGCTGTCGATTTCTTAAACAACGCTGCGTCAATTTTTGATCAAGCCGACATGCACAAAGAGGCTTCAGAAATAACTAATATTTTACAAAAAATAGCTCAAGACAATTACTCTCCATTAAAAAGAATGGATGCTTTAGCACCTAGAGAAGAAGAATCTAAAAATTCATTTTTTCAAAAGAATTTTCAAAAAATGGATTCTTTAATTAAATCAATGGCAGCAGGTACTGGTGTAGAAGTAAATTTTAGAGAAATTAGCGATTGGGGTACAGGTTGGCGTATATCTATACCAGTACCATATACTGATGAAATAGTTGCAGCTATAGCGGCAGCAAAAAAAACTGGAGCTTCTGTTGTAGATTATGCTCAAATGCCAAAAACAAAACGTATGCTTGACCAATATGTTAATAAGTGTAATGCGCAAATTATAACAGCATTAAATGCACAGTTTCCTGGCTGGAACAAGTTTGCTATTATTGCAATTCATGCAAATGTAAATAGAGAAAAATATGGCAATGATGTGCCCCAATTTAAACCATTTGGTACATATTTAGGAAGTGGCACTGGATATCATGAAAATTTTAATGAGCAACCAGATCAAAAATGATTAAAAAAAGCGTATTTGAAGATGAATTAATTAGGGGTATGCAATTGCAATTAGCTGCTAATGAACAATCTGCAGCTATTGATAATTTGGGCACCGCAGTAGAGAATCTACACTCAGCAGTTGAAGTATTTGAAGAAGCCGGAATGAAAGTAGAAGCTGATGCAGTATTAGATATTCTATTAAAATTTGCGAAAGACCACAGAAAAGTAGTTGATCCACACACTAAAGGATTAACTTCTGAGAAAATGATTGCTAATTGGAAAGAACACGGTTCATGGTTTAAT